CAATAGTAGAAGCATATTGACCATTGAAATAGATATTAGCTTTGATATATAATTTATCAGATGATAAAGAACTTACTTGATAATTAACTCCAGCAAAAGCAATATCTGAAATATAACCAGTTAATGATGCTAATTCAGGAGCTGATAAAGCAACTGGTGGGTTTGACTTTGCAACCTTAATTAAAACGTTTTTAATAGGTGTAGTTTTAACGGAACAACGAGTTATGAGTAATAATGTAGTATCTACAATTGGATACGTTACAGATAACGTGATTGGGTCTATTTGCAATACTTGAGGTATTGTTGCTGAGTATTGAAAATCAAATATTCTTTTTTGAAACCAAAAGTTAGAACCAACTGGAGCTACTTTTACAATTGCTTCAATTTCTGCTTTATAAATATCAAATAATTGCTCAAAATAATTAATAGTCGTAGCAGTTATAAATTTCCATAGTTTATAAATAGAAGTTTGCGAAGTGCTATCTAATGAAACTAATGTAGGTTGTGCTGCTTGTTCAGCATCCATTGATGCAATTATTGTGTCTGTACTTCTTGCCATTTTTTTATATATCTAATGTTCCTGTTAATAATAAATCTGCTGTTGCTAATGTATTTGGTCTTGTATCAGCATCAAAATCTTTGCCTGTTACTGTAAATCTAATTTCGTATGCTTGTATATTATCATGGTCGTAATTTTGAGTATCTGATTCACGTCCAAATAAAGAAAATAATTTAGTTGTAGAATTAAAACGACTTAATTCTATATAAATATTTTGCTTAATATCTAAAATATCAATGTCTTCTGTTTTATAACTTTCAAAACCTAAATGAATGCAAACAATAAAGTCGTATTGTTGAACTCCACAAAGTAAATCTCTACATTCTGTAGGTTCAAACTCAATAAAACAACAAGGGTACAAAAATGGCTCATTAACATTTTCACGTTCAAATTGGTTATTCCATAATCTAACATACTTAATGCCATTAATAGCTTCAAGAATTGTTCTTATTTCAGTGTATAATGTCTTTAAACTCATTTAAATATTTTTTCTATATTACTTCTTAATTCTAATTCTATCTTACGAGATAATCGTTCGCTATAACCAACAAATTTACGTTCAGGCATTGTAAAACCACGTCCACGTCCACTTCTTAATCCTTCATTGTGTACTTTAGCATAAGGTACATTAGATTCTATTCTAATTGAATATCTACCTATTTTTCTGTATGTTAAAGAACGTTTTAAATTACCTGTTTTAACTAAAATAGCTCTACCTTCATTATCTCTACTTCTTTTACGTTGCTTCCATGCTTTAAAACTTACATCAGTAAAACCACCATCAATAAATGATTTTTTATAATGATTAATAGCATAAATACCCATTGTATCTACCATATCAGCAATGGTTTTTTCAGCCATTTGCATATCTTTAACTATTTTTCTTGCTTCGTTAAATTTCATTTGGCATAGGTAAATTAAAGTTATTATTTGCAAAGTTTTTATCTATTGGTGCTATATCAAAATATGGATGCTTTTTACTGTATATTATTTTATCTTTACCAGCATTAAACCTAAAAGCATCAGGCACATTTTCAACAACTAAATTTTCTGTATTAGTAACAGTTCCTTCGTCTAATTGAATAACATCACATCTACAATTCCAACCATTTGGTGGCATATAATTACTCCAAAATGGGTCATCTACTTTTTTAATAATTTTATTTAATGCAGCATGTTCAGGTCTTACACGACCATCTTGAGCAGTTTGATATTGTAAATAAGGAAACAATCCTTTAGTTCTTTCAATATCTTGCCATTGTGATGCTGTACGACTTTGAGCAATTGCACTATTATATTCAGCGTTTAAATAGTTTTTATTATATTCATCAAAAACTGTTTTAGCTTGTTTTTTAAATTCATTAAATGGAACTATTTTGCCATTATCAGTTAATAATGAACTCATTTGTCTAACTTGCTGATATTGTTTAGCACCACTAAAAATAAACACATTATCACGCAAAGCGTAAAGCATTTGGTAATCCTCACTAAGATAAAGAACAGTATCTAATGTTTTACCATAACCTTTATAAACTCCACTTGTTAATTTATCTGCTACCTTTAAATATGTTTTAACGTCTAAACTTCGCAAAGTAATAGTTCCTGCATATATTCCAGCAATTACTCTATCAATTTCCTGTTCATCAAATAAATCAGGTTCTTGATTAACTATATCACAAAATGAACACATTAGTTATAAAAATCCTTTAATTTATTTTGAATTGTTGCAACTCCTGTATCTATGTTTGTTTTCATTTCAACTGGTGTTCCATAAGTTTTTTCAATATAATCTGCAGGAATATTATAATATTTTAATAATTCTAAATCTATTTTTGAACGTTCAATTAAACCAAGTTCATCGTCTGATTCAGTTTCAATTTTTGCACCATTAAATTTAATACCTAAGTTTTCAAGCATTGGTATTAATTGGTAATTTAAAACGTTTTCAATGAAGTGCTCATCGTTTTCAGCGTAATTTCCTAAGATTCGTTCATGAACTTCAGCAGAACCTACAAATGATTTTTCTGCAGTTGTTCCTGTTTGTCCTAATATTAATTTTGCAATCTCTGAATTACAACGTTCAATTAGCATATCAAATACGTTAAAAGCATCTGAATGACTTGATTCAATTAGTTCAATTATATCATCCGTATCAAAACGTCCCCATGCAGCAACACCCATATTTCTAAGCATATTATCCATATTCTCAGTTGTTTGTTTATCACGTTTAGATGTTTTACCAATACGAATAGGAGAACCAAATATTTCTTGATATTGAGCCCAAGCACCTAAAGCATTCTTTTTCCAAATAACTAAAGGAGCTACTTTGTTTAATAAACCTAAATCTCTTTTACGACCTACTCCAATACAAAAATCAGAATAAGGTTGCTCAGTATAATTAATACCAACAATATCACCCCAATGTTTAACAACAATACTAAATTCAGGCTTAACAAATTGTCTAGGAACTAAATTTATTTCTTTAAAATTATCATTTATTAATGAATCAAATTGAACTAATGAATAACCCCAAAACATTGAATCTAAAGAATAGTCTATAAAATCACGGAACCATTGAGATTCTAACATTTCAGTTAAAGGTTCATTTTCACTACCATCTTTATTTATAACACAAAAGTTACGACATAAAGTTAAATTTTTACGTTGTTGAATACATGCAGTAGTATGAGCGTCAAGTACTACATCATTATAAGTTCTTATTAAGTCATAACGATTAGGGTAATTAACATTCTCAGCATTTTGTAAAGCTAAACGCCACTTACCAATATCTTGAGAAATACGATAGATTTGAGAAGTTATTTTTTCAATACTATTTAAAGTATTGTTTTGAGGTAATAACGCTTTAGAAGCATTCTCAATTTGTGTAAATGGTATTTGAACTCCTAATATCTTCATTTTGTTTTTTGTTGTAAAATAAATGTTTTACCCGTAATTAAATCTAATGCTAAAACTCGACCATCGGTTAAAGTCATTATTATTTCAATATCATTCATTAGTACATGTTAATAGTTGCTAATGAACTTCCATTTGCATTTCCCCAAGTAATTGAATTACCTTGACTTGGTAATATTTCAGGAATATCAACGTAAACTTTACCAGCACTAACATTTTTTAACCAACCAATAGCTCCACCGATTTGACTTGCTATATTACCATCATAACGTTCTTTTCTTAATTCAGGAACGTTTCTAGGATTGATTCTACAATGCAAATTGTATAATGTAATATCTATTAAATACTGTACTATCTCTTGGTTTCTATTATCGCCTAAAGTCCATTTTGATATATCAGTAGGTAAAATACCTGTAACTGAATATGATGCACCAACTAACCAATAATTTGTATTAGTAGGTAAAATGCCTGAAACTGGTTGTAAACAAGTATAAGTATAATCATTATAAAACACTACATCACCAATTTGATAAGTTAATGAATTGTTATATGAAGGATTAGGTAATGTAACATAAAAAAGTGATTTATCTGCGCATATTTTAGTCCATTCTAAAGGATTAAAAGCATGAGCAACAGAACCTGCAATAGATTCATATATATTACCACTAAACGATGTTCTCTCATTTGCTATATAAACAGTAGTGGCACTAAATACAGGCTCTGTATACTCAACTAAATCATTTCCTTTATATGTAGATGCTATGTTAAATAAATAAGTATTAGAAAATACTTTATCTACTTGGTAACGTTGTTTTAAATGACCAGTCATTGTTAATTGAGCTGCTTGTTCAACGTCAATTAATAAATTATAATTTGATTCAATTATTTGAGCTAAGTTATCACTTTGGATAGCTCTCTCATAATCTAAAAGTCTTAGTAATCTTGCCATGATACAAATTTATATTAAAAATTGTTACAAAAATTAACTTTGTTACAAAATGTTACATTTTATGTTTATCAGAAATATAATTGCGTCCAATAGAACGTCCTACAATAATATCTCCATGCCGAAATCTTGAATACTCATCACTAAATGCTTCACAAATAAGGTAGTCTGTTAAATCTGATAAGTGACCATATTTTTGGTAACTAATACCTGTTTTACTATCACGTTCCTTTGCTTTGTCTTTAGAACCATCTGCAGCTTCTTTAGTGTTTGTAAAATCTGAAATTGCTGTTTTACAATTATCTGAAATTATTAAATTAAGATCATAAAGGTTTTTATCTAATATTTTGTTTATGAAATTAGCTCTCATAACAACTGATGGATTTGAACGTGCTACTCTTAATGTAGGTTGGTATTGCATTAATTCATTTTCTATTAATCTAAAGAAGTTATAACCTTTTTGTTGCTTAACATCTTCTTTTTGAGAAGTTGCATCACCATAAATAAATAAACCAGCATTATGGTCATGATACCTATATTTAAATTCGTTGCATACATCATGAACTGTATTTCTAGGATTAATACCTAGTATCTCATCTATCATTCTTATTTCAGTTCCTTGTATTTGGAACACACCACATGGCAAATAAGGATTAACATTCTCATCCCATGATATATGTAAAGGTAATTCAGGATTGTATTCCAAACGTTTAACGTGTTTATCTAAATTGAAGTATTTATAAAATTCTGAGCCTGTACGCTCTTGAAGTTCCCAATTACCTTCAACAAACACTTGATATTCGTATGTAGTTAATGTTTTAAGCGATTCTAAGTAACTATCTGGCACAAACGGGTTATCTGTTATCTTTGAAGGGATGTACAGCCAATTGCTCGGTAAATCGTTTAATTTCCACTTGTTATAGATTAGTTCTTTAACCCAATTGTTAGATGGGTTACAAGTTGCTAAAATAATTGGTTTTGGTTGTTTGTCAATAATTTGTGAACCAGCACGTTCAATACATTTATAGAATGTTTTTTGCTGAAGTTCATTAATTTCCTCTAATAAAAATCA